TTACGGGAACAACAAACATTTACAACACTTGGAAGCAGTTCACAACAACTGCCCCTGGTACACCTAATTGGAAAACACTATGAGTTTAGAATTTATACAATTACAGTCATACACCGCACCATCCATCATTGAGCAAAAAAACAAAGATTGGGTTCAGTATGGGGATGATAATAATTACTACCAATATCTGATTGACCTATACCATTCATCCCCCACCAACAATGCGTGTATCAAAGGCACGGTTGACCAAATCTTTGGCAAGGGGTTGGAGGTTACAAGGGCATCAAGGGATTTGCCAGGTTATATTGAATTCAAAAAGTTGTTTAGTGCGGATGACCTTCGTGCCGTTGCAATGGATTTGAAAATGTTAGGCCAAGCGTCATTTCAACTTGTAAAATCAAAGGACCGCAAAAAGTATGTCCAAGCCAAGCACTTTCCACAACAAACCCTTCGCCCCGCCAAGTGCAACGAAAAGGGTGAAATTGAAAAGTACTATTATTGCCCCGATTGGGCTAACATGAAGCGTAACCACACGCCAATTGAATTCAGGGCGTTCGGTTATGACCAAAGTGCAAACGAATGTATTTTAACCATCAAACCATATTCAACGGGTTCGTTTTACTTCGCACCAGTGGATTACCAAGGCGGTACGCAATATGCCAACTTGGAAGCGGAGATTTCCAATTTCCATATTAACAACATCATGAATGGCCTTGCGCCAAGTATGTTGATAAACTTCAATAACGGGCAACCACCCGCCGAGGTTAAGGACACTGTGGAAGCCCAAATCAAACAAAAGTTTGGCGGATCGTCAAACGCGGGAAGGTTTATTATCAGTTGGAATGATGGCAAGGAATCGGCTGCGGATATTACCCCCGTTCAATTGAGTGATGCCCACAACCAATATCAGTTCCTTTCCCAAGAATCTATGCAGAAAATCATGGTGGCGCATCGTATCGTATCGCCATTGCTTTTGGGCATTAAGGACAACACTGGTTTTGGTAGCAACGCAGACGAATTAAAGTCAGCGTCTATCTTGTTTGATAATGTTGTTATCCGTCCTTTCCAACGATTGATAATTGATGCAGTCACCAAGGTGTTAAACTTCAACGGGTTTAATTTGAATCTTTATTTCAAGACCTTACAACCTTTGGAATTCACCGATTTGAGTGGCAATGTCATTGATGATGAAACCCGTGAAGAAGAAACGGGCGTATCCTTGGCAAGTCAAAAAAAAAAGATTGAATTGGTAAAGCCCAATGCGGGTGAATCCAAGGATGATTTTTTAGGGCGTTGTATTCCGATTGTAATTCGTGAAGGTAAAGACACCGACCAAGCCACGGCCATTTGTTACTCTTATTTTGAAGGTACAATGTTAGAATCCGATGAACATTCGTGGTTGGAACATTTGAAAGGCAAGGGGGAGATAATTAACACCGATGAATGGGAACTTATTGATGTTCAAGAGGTTACAGACGCGGATGAAGAACTAAGATTTAACTTGGCGTATGACAACCCCAATAAAAAAAGTGATGACGATAAAGGGGTTTACAAAATCCGATACCGTTACGGTCCTGATTTCGTATCCAACAATTCAAGGGAGTTTTGCTCTACAATGGTTCAAGAAGCCAAAAGCGGAGTGATATTCCGTAGGGAAGATATCATCCAAATGGGTGATGCGGGTGTGAACGGACAATTCGCCCCAAGCGGTCAAAGTTCCTATTCAATTTGGAAGTACAAAGGCGGTGTAAATTGTCACCACAGATGGGAACGATTGACATTCAGACGCAAACAAGTGAAAGGAAAGTTTTTGCCTAAACAACCAAACGAGGTTGGCGAAAGTAGGGATTTAGATAATTACAACGAAGTATCAAACAAAAGCGCAGACAATGCGGGTGTGCCATTCTCACCAAGTGGGTGGAATACCGCCAAAACACGCCCCATTGATATGCCAAACAAAGGATCATTAAAGAATAAATAAGATGTACGCAAACGATGACATATTACTGGTTGACAAAGAACTAATCTTCAAATACACCCAATTGGGTGGTAATGTGGATGTGGACAAAATCTATCCCTTTGTCAAAATCAGTCAAGACATACAAGTTCAAGAACTTTTGGGTACGAAGTTGTATCGGTACATTTTAACCCAAGTGGAAAACGGAACATTGACGGGTAACTACCAAACTTTGGTTTCGCACTATGTTCAACCGATGTTGATTCACTACGCCATGGCCGATTTGTTGTTGTTTCATGGTTATGAGGTAAGCAATGCAGGTATTTTGAGGAACTCACCTGAAAACACCACTTTGCCAGATAAAAGTGAAATTGATACATTGGTTCAACGCCAAAGGAACATTGCGGAAACTTATCGCCGTAGGGTTGTGGATTATTTGAGTTACTACCCACAATTATTCAGTCAGTACACCGAGGACCAACAAGCGGGTGAATACCCAAATACAAATCCGTCAAACTATGTTTCATGGAATCTGTAAAAAAGACATACAAGCCAAAGGATGAAAAGGTCAAGAAATTGACCACCTACATGACGCAACTTAAAATTGTCAAGGGGATAAAATGCGACTTGTTCACAAAGGCAATTATCATATTGGTGATGTCGGGATGTTCTGCGGAGTATCATTTGAAACAAGCCATCAAAAAGAACCCCGCCATGGCACAAATAAGTGTGTATGGCATTGATACTATGTTTGTGCGTGATTCTGTGACCATTACGGACACTTTCACAACAAAAACGATTGATACCCTCACAATTGAAAAAGATGGCGTTAAAACGATTGTTTACAGAAATCACGATGTGATAAGAGTACAAACAATTGTAAAGGCAGATACCATCCGTTACACCAAGACAATTCAGTTACCACCACAGATTCAATACAAAGAAAGAATCAGCGTCCCCCAAAAAATTGGTGTGGCAATTGGATCGGTGTTATTTTTACTTTTACTTTTTGCATTGATAAGAAAATGAGCAATTGGAACAACCCAAATAATCCTAACAACACACAGAATGGGTGGAAAACCCCATCAAGGTCATCACCGCAAGGTGGCGGAACGCGGAGTTGTTTATGCAAGGATACATTGAAGTATTCACGCAAGTGTTGTGATGGTACTTTATGGGCGCAAGGGATTGGGAATATCACAAGAACACCCGAACCACCGATTCCAACTGATACTGGTTTCTTGTTACAACAAGACGGGTCATACATATTACAACAAGATTTAGGCAAAATAATAATAACAACACAAATAATACCAAATCAAGGATATTTGCAACAACAAGATGATTCATTTATATTGCAACAAGATTTGGGCAAAATCGTAATTACACAATAATGGCTGATAAAAAAATAACCGACCTTTCCGCAATCGTAAACATCGCAAATGATGATGTTTTACCAATTGTAGACATTAGCGATGACACCACGAAGAAAATCAACATCGCCCAAATCAAAGCACAATCCCCAGTACAAAGCGTGGCGGGTAAAACTGGCACAGTTGTTTTGTCTGCATCCGATATTGGTTCGGGTACTGTGGATGATACTGAATTTGGGTATTTAAATGGTGTTACAAGTGATATCCAAACACAACTTAACACAAAGCAATCAACTTTGTCTTTAACCACAACGGGAACGAGTGGCGCGGCAACTTTGATTGGTTCAACTTTGAACATCCCACAATATAGTGGAGGGGCAAGCGGAGTTACTCAAATTGTAGCGGGAACAAATGTTACCATTTCACCAACGGGGGGAACAGGCGTTGTTACAATAAATTCAACGGGCGGAAGTGGTGGAACAACATGGGGATCCATCACGGGTACTTTGTCAAGCCAAACCGACTTACAAACGGCATTGGATGGCAAAGTTGATGAGAATACCGCAATCACTGGAGCAACCAAAACCAAAGTAACATACGATGCGAAAGGTTTGGTAACTGCGGGTGCGGACTTATCGGCAAGTGATATCCCAAGTGGTATTGATGCTTCAAAAATTAGCACGGGAGTAATCAGTAATGCGGAGTTTGATTATTTGAACGGGTTGACCGACAATATCCAAACGCAATTCACGGGCAAACAACAAACACTTGTTTCAGGTACCAACATCAAAACCATCAATTCAACTTCTTTGTTGGGTAGTGGTGATATTAGCGTAGCACCCGCAACGGGAATTAATGCCACGGCAATTGCTGACGGATCAGTCACAAGCACCGAATTCCAATACATCAATTCACTTACAAGCAATGCACAAACACAGATTGATTCAAAGACCAATAAACTTGTAACGGCAAACAGACAAACGGCATCCTATACATTGGTTTTGAGTGATGCCGATAAATTGGTTGAAATGAATGTTGCAAGTGCAAACAACCTAACCGTTCCCGCATCAACCTTTTCAGCGGGTACACAAATCTTGTTGGCGCAATATGGTGCGGGTCAAACAACGGTTGTTGCGGGTAGTGGGATGACAATCCGAAGCAATGGCGCAAAGTTGAAATTAAACGCCCAATATAGCGGTGCAACTTTGGTATTTATTTCGGGAACGGAAGCGTATTTATTTGGAGATATAGCGTAATGATTTTAGCAAGTCACGGAATTATCGCCTCACAGATTGCGTCATTTGATGCGGATTCGGTTGCGTTCTTTGACCGCGTTACAACGGCGGGAGGTTCATTAAGCACAACCGAAAAACAAGCAGTAAACCAATTGGTATTGGACTTAAAAGCCAATTCACTTTGGACACCTATGAAAGCCATTTACCCAATGGTTGGGGGGAGTGCTGCAGCGTGTGCCCAGAACTTAAAGAGCAGTTCGTTTACGGGTAGTTTTACAAGCGGTTGGACTTTTGCGAGTAGTGGATTGACTCCTAATGGTACTTCTGCTTTTATGAATACCAATTTAGAACAATCTACAAATTTAACGGCTACAAGTTTACATTTATCTTACTATGTCAATGGTGGTACATTTACTGCAAATACTGCAATGGCTGGATTTACTTCATCGACAAATAGTTTGCTTTTTGTAAATGCCGCAAGCTTGAGAACTTTTTGCACAAATGATTCCGATTTTACTGGCCCTTCTAATATAAATAATGGGTTTTATTTAGGAAGTCGTGTGTCTTCAATTTTGAGAAAAGGATATTTTAATGGGACATCAGTAGTTTCAAGTAGTGCGGCTAATACTCCGGTTGTGAATTTGAATTATTTTTTAGGAGCTTTAAATAATGGTGGATCAGGATTTCTTCACGGTAACTTTAAAACGGCTTTTTCTTCTATTGGTACAGGTTTAGATGACACCCAAGCATCCAACTTTTACACCGCAGTACAAGCGTTTCAAACAACTTTAAGCCGAAA